ATGATAATGATAAAAATAATATAAAAATTGAAAATATAAAATCTTTACTTATTTAAAGTTTATTATAATATAAAATAAAAAAGAGGTAGACCGAAATTAATCAGCCTACCTCAACATTTTACTTTCCAACTACGATAGGAAAATCTTTCATCCATTCAAAATACATTACTTTACTCCTCCAAGCCATTTGCAGAATCCTATTTTATAATTGTTTGTTCCATTTACTTGATATCTAACCATAGCTCTATCATTAAATATTCCAAAACAATCACAGCTTTCTCTTGGATCTAAACTACCTATTCTTTTCGTACAAGCTGTATCTGCGTATACAACTTCTGTTGTACTTCCATTTTGATATCTTTTCACTTCTTCATCACTCCCATTTTCTACATTTTCATTTTCTGTATTTTCATTATTTATTGGCTTATCTTCCAAATATGATTTAATCATATTTAAAAATCTATCCCAGCCCAAATCTAGGGTTCTATGTGGACAATATTTATTTGCAAAATCTTGATGTTTATGTACTCTATCAATTCCCCAATTATATTGTTTTAATAAATATGCTATATATTCTGCAGCTAATTTTTCTGCATCATCAAACTCTTCTCCTCCTGATTTTGAATAACATATTTCTATATTAATCATATGAGCATTTCCTCTTCCATATCTGCCATCTCCAGAAGCAAAACAGCTTCTTTCAAAAGGTAATCCAGTTACAACTCTAAAGTTATCTACTGCTGCATGGAAAGATACTTTTTCAGGTCTCCCAAGCATATATGATATTTCTGCCATTGCAGAAGCATCATTGTATGTATTATGTACAGATATTCCTTCTTTTTCTGTTACATCTGGACATTTTATTGCATATTTAGCTTCTGGACATATTACATTAGTTATTTGCATTATCTTCACCTGCCTCATATTCAGTTTCAAAAATATTTTCTGAAATATTTTTATTGTATAATTCTTCATTAAACTCTACATTTTCTATAATAACATTATCTTCTTCCATGAACTATTCCTCCTTGTTTTCTGTATTTACATCTGTTTTATTTTTACTAAAATAATATGTAAATACCGCTGTTACCAAATTTGTTACTAATACTAATATTGTTTCACTTAGCACTGCTCCAAATAAGTTTGCTATAACAATAACGAATAATAATACTATCATCGCTATTGTTACAAAGCTTTTTAAATCTTCCCATGCTTGTTTCATAATTTTCCCTCCTACTATTTTAATCCTAATTTTACATATATAAGTCCTAGTATTACTGCCAAAATTGAGTAAAATATATAATCAATTAGCTTGTCCCATTTTTTGCCTTTTTCTTTATCATCTTCTGATACTTTACCTTCTAATTTTTGATCTATTTTTTCTACTGCTGATTCTACTTTACCCATTCTATAATCCATTTTTTCCATTATAGAATATGTTTTTTCGAGCTTATCGAGTCTATCATCATGTTCATTTAATCTTTTTGTATTTGACTTCTCTCTTTCTTCTAAGTGAGCTACTTTTTCAATTAATTCTGTATCTTGCATTATTCTTCCCCCTTAGTAGCTTCTGTATTTTCTTCTGTTTCTTCTACTTCAATATATGTATCTTCTACTAGTAATGTCAATTCTGCAAATTCTTCATCTGTTATCTTACTCATTGCGTAAAATACATTTAATTTGTTCTCTATGTCTGTCTTTTTTTTGTAATATTTCTTTGTGATTAGTCTCTTTAATAATTCAGTTATCATCTTTTACACCTCACTTTCTAAATCTGTTTGCATGTTATTCAATAACATTGCACTTGTTTCTGTTGTACTTAATAATTGTTTTATCTCATCTATTTGTGCTTGTAATTTGTTATGTTCTGTTTCTGTGTCTTTAAGATATTTCAAGCTTACAATCGGATTTACTTCTGCAGATTCCGCTGAGATATTTGTTATATTCTTATATGTATGTGATTTATTATATATCTCATCTAACACCTTGTTTTGTGCTTCCGTACATTCTATTAATTCTGGTTCTTCTAATAAATAATAAATTTTAAATGGACCATTATCATTTATATACTTTCTAAATGCTTGACTATAATTATTTATTGTTAATTCTTCTCCAAAATTTTTTTCAATATCCTCGAATGGTATTGATATCATAAATTTATTACTATTTATATATGTCTGGATACCATCTTCTTTGCCCCCCCACATACTATTATCCTTTGCTTTTAATTTGTCACATAATATATCATTTCTTACATTCGTTGTTTTCAAGTCATTTTTCACAACTGCAAATGCAATATTTCTATTAGTTTGAAAATTTGCAAATGTTCCACAAACCTCTATATTAGTAGTTGGAAATGTCAACATTATTTCTGTTTTTACACAATGTTTCTCATACCATTTTCCATCTTGTTTTACAAAAGTATCACCTTCGAACATCGGTTGTTGAACATCTACTAAATATGATTGCTCTTCATGTTGTACTATATTAGTTAAAGTTGTTGCCTCATCTAATTGAATATCATTTTTATCTATATAAACAAAATGCCCTGATGAATACCCATTCCATACAAGTGCTTTTACTGTTTTTCTAGCATTAGATATCAGTGAATATTTCCCAGCATTTGTTCCATCAGTTTGCATATAACTTGTACTTCCGTCTGTATATGCTATAAGAAATTGTCCAATTAATTTGCCTGTATATGTGTACCCAACAATATTAACTTGAAATACATATTGCGTATTTTGTTTACAATTCAAGTTATATCTTTGTGTAACACCAACTAATTTTAAACATTCTACATTATTATATTTTTCATAAGCATTTCTTGAATTTAAAGATTTTAACTTATCAATATCAATAAAATTTTTATTAAATATATCTATTTTTGCATACCCATAATTATAGGGAACCCAAGGTATTTCGTGGTCGATTTTTGCTATAATTGGATATTTAGTTTCATCATATGTATTTCCAGAAACAGCTCCTACTGCCCTTACTCCTGTAACATTATATGCTCGTATAAAAGTCCAAATCTTTTTACTAGAATCATTTGCAAAACCAGTTGTTCCTTCGAATAGTGACACATCATTAATATAATATGTACCAGGTTCTAACGTAAATAAAGTTGGTAAATCTGTAGCATAACCACCCATAAACCACACATTTATATATTGAGATGTTGCTGTTCCCTTGTACTTATAACTACCATCTGCATTAGTTGTGCAGATTATTCCTGCACTAGCCCCATTTTTAGCATTACTCATGTCTAATATATTTTTTATGTTTCCAACACTCTTTACTGGACTTGGATATGCAAAAGAAGGACTTGCTCCGTATTGCTCGTATGGTTTGTCTTTATTCTCGTAGTCTGTCAATAAAACTTGCAAAGTTCCACTAACTAAAATTCCAGTATTTTGTTGCTGAACATATATTTGTTGCAAAACATCTCCTGCACTTAAAATCAAATCAGGAGAAACCCTTAAATAACTTGATTCTGTTTTACCATTTTTTATTACTTTTACTGACAAAATTGCATTTGTTAAATTACCAAAAGCTTTTAAATACATTTGTTTAGTTATTTCCAGTCCTTTACCATCATATTCAACTAACATATGTGTAAACATTCCTGTAGTTGTTCCCTGATATGAAACACTTGACTCATCAATTTTTGTTATAGTAACACCAGCACTTTGAGTTTGTGTAGATGTTATTTTAAATTGATTATATCCCTCTCTAGTCTCTTGTTGGTGATTTCCATCTATTTCAATTTCACACCTGGCATTTGACGAATCTTCTATATGAATATTTTCTCCACTTACTTCGTTAACTACTGCTATACTCTTTATATCATTTCTTAATCGTTCATTTTCAGCTTGTATTTCCTTAATTGTCTCTTTATTTGCTTTTATGTCCTCATCTTGTTCATTATCTTTTTTATTTATTGTTTCTGTTGCTGTTTTTATGCTTCCTTGTATAGCTTCTATATCTTCTGTATTTTTAGAAATCTTTTCATCTCTTGTTTCATTGCTTTTTTCTAAAACATCTATACTACTTTTATTTGTTTTATTATCTTCTTTTAATGTACTTATATCTTTTTGTGCTTGCATTAATTCTTCTGCATTGTTATCTACTACATCTTGCATTTTATCCCAGTTTTCATTTAAATAACCTTGCACATCAAATTGTTCTGTGGAATTTACATCTCTATGTATATTTAATTCTTCAATCTTTTTTACTGCCATATAATCCTCCTTTTAATCATCAGTTTCATACCAGCCACTACCAGCTATTTCAAAATAATTTGTATTAGTTATTTTTAATTTTTTAGCAGAACTCTCTAATGCTTGTATTCTTATTTTTCTATCTTGTGGGATAAATGCTACATTCAAATTGTCTTCCAACAATGAATATACCAAGGCCACATTCAACGATTGCTGTCCAAAATACTTGTCTCTTGATACAAATGGCAAACCTTCAATAACAGCATAATTTTCAGTTCCATTTAATTTTGTAATTTTACCTCTTACATAAAAATCCACAAAAACAAGTTTTCCTATTCTTTCATATTTTCCGACTTGAGTAGTATATGTTATGGTTGGAGCTTTATTCTCTACAGTATTGATGCTTGGTGTCCATGTTCCTTCTTTCATTTTATCTTGTTTACCAGCTTCAATATTATTCTGAAATTCAGTCAGTGTAGTTTGATTTAACTTTGTTACCTTATTTATCCAATCTATTAATTTCATTGTTTTTCCTCCTTAAGTACCTTTATTTCATTTTGAAGTGCCTCTACCTGTTGTGATAATTCTTGTATTGCTTTAGATAATGTAGCAATAATCGGTAATTCATTAATATAATATCTTTCTTCAAGTGTATCTGTTTTTTCTCTTTTTATTATAAAATTAGGATCTATTTCTTCCATATCCTGTGCAATATATCCAATATTATAATGTTTTCCGTCGTCTTTTTTATCAAATTGTTTATGTTGAATCTTATTTATTATATCTAATGCTTTTACTTCACAATCTTTTATATTGTCTTTTATTCTTCTGTCTGATGATATATTACTTGCATATACATTTCCACTTACATTTAGATCTCCGTAAATTGAAGCTAAACTTCTCACATACACATCAAAGCTTACTTCTTGTCCAGTAGTTCCAAATCTAATTGTTCCACCGTATGCTGATATAGAACCATCGTCTTCAAGTAAAGTATAATCATTGCTATTTCCAAGTCTAAATGAATTTGTTCCACCTACATTTCTATAAAATGATATATTATCTAATAATTTTATTTTTTTATAACCTGTTTCCAAATCTTGTGTACTTATAGAAAATAATATCTCGTCAGTATCTGTGTTAATGAATTGAATTGCATTATTTACTTCATCTGCATACATTTTTATATTTCCGCCAATTATTCCTGTTGATATTCCATCTAATAATATATTACATGAAGCTAGTACTAATTCTCCGTACGATGCATCAGAAGCTTTCTCAGCCATTTCAAAATTTTTAATATAAAAAATTGGGTGAAACTTATTATCTGATTTTGTTTTTATTCCCCAAGCCATACCATTCGAAAGCTTCTGATTATAATCGGCTAAAACCGAAAATGCGATATATTGATCATTATCTTCTTTTTGTACTCCCATGTCTCCAAATATTGTTGTTCCATCACTTTTATAGAAATGTTGTCCTGTTTTATCAAGTGCCATCAATACTTTTTTATTGCTATCTAATATTGCAAAACTAGCGTTATTATTTATTATCATCATTTGTATAAATTCTGATATTTGATTCCATGCTAATTTTACCGCTTCAGCATTTTGTTGAATATATGTTCCAACTTCTGTTTTGCCAACTTTTTTATTTACTTCTGATGTTATATTGTCTGATACTAATTTTATTGCAGCATTCATTTCAGTTGTTTTAGAATAACTTTCAAGCTTTTTATTTACATTAATATCAACTTGTTCTGCAGTTTGATTTATTGCACTATTCATTTCAACTTTTGAAGCATAAATATTAGTCATATCATTTTGAATTGCAAATTTAGCTTTTAAACTTGCTGTGTAATTTTTTATTGATAATATGTTTGTACCATTAAATAATTCAATTGAGAATGCCCCTAAATTTTCTATTGTCTCTTTTGCCTTAATTGTTCCATCTTCATTAATTCGACGGATTATTTGAGCTTTTCCATCTTTTAAAACATACTCATCATATACATCTTCTTTTTGTCTCAACACATCTTCAATTCCTAGTTCATATTCCTTGGAATTTCCTTTTGAATCTGTTACTACAATTATGCTATCTCCAAGCAAATATAGATCGTCACTTAAAACCACATCATCACCAATTTTTAAACTACTAAATACATCATTATTTCCACAGATATGTAACTCGACTAATTCACCTGCAACCGCATTTCCTAATTGTATTGTTTTATTTCCTTCAATTGTATTTGTTGTTTCTTCTATATGTGATACTTTATCACTTATAGAATCTATTGTTTGTTCATGTTTTGTTAGTTTTTCAGTGTTTTCTGTTGTTTCCTTAGCTAATTGAGTTAATTTTAAATTTTCTTCGTCTATTTGACTTTGAATTTTTCTATTTATAACTTGTTGGCTCTGTTTTCTTGTTGTTGTATCTTGTTTTTGTTTTATTGCTATTTTACTTTTTATGTCTGCTATAAATCGTTTGTTTAATGTCATTTCGCCTTGATAAATTACCTTTTTGCCATCAATATTAATAATATCTCCAATATCAACAGCTGGATTTATTATTGTTGTTCCTTCAAAACTATAAAAATCTAAATCTTTTACAGCATCATATATTTTTTGGATATCATCTTCTTCGCTAATAAATAAATTCTCTTGTCTAATCCAAAGTGTATCTTTTGTTTCATCTCCTACTTTAAATGATTCTGTTCCATTCTCATAAGCTACTCTTGATATCTGATGTCCTTCACCCCATTTGTAAGTTTTAAATAACCTTTGAGGAATTATTTCTTCATCTTCTCCAAGTTTTTTTATTTGAATTTTACCAGTTCTACCAGCACAACAAAATCCTCCAGCTTTTTCTGAAATATAACTCATATACTCTCTTGCTTTTACTTCATTGTCATAAACATATATTTTCTTATTAGAATTAAGAAAAGAGCTTGTTTCTAATTCAAGCCCTTTCTTTTTACATATATCTTCTGCTATTTCACTTAAAGTTGCATAGCCTTTTTTCTTTATCAATTCACTAGCATCATAATATCCATCGTCTGCATCTAATTTTATAATATTGTCTACAGCTTTTATATTTATTACATTGCTATCTTCATCGTCATAGTCATCTACATTATAAATCCCGTATTGGCATCATTTCAAAACTATCATCATGTTTTGCTAAACTTCTTACTTGTAATTTGTTTAGATCACATACTAGCATTTTATTTAGTTCTGCAACTGTTATTGCATGATTTACTAAAACACCATATTCTATTCTTATTGTCTTAGCGCTTATTATTCCAAAACTTTTGTGTATTTTCATCTCTATGTATTGACTTGGAACACTTCCTAACTCTAGTTTTTCATCAAATAGTTCTCCTCCATGTTTAAAATCTAGCAAATACTTTGGATTTAATAATACATCATCTATATAAATATTAGTAACTGTTAGTGCATTGCTTTTATATATTGTTTTTATTGCTTTTTCTGTTAATCCTTTATACATCGTTTACCTCCAAGACAATTTGCTTTTGTGCATCGGTTAATTCTTTTTGCATTAAATTAAATGATGTTTTCCATTTTGTCTTTTCTGTTTCTGTTCCTTTTTCTGTTTTTATCATTTCAACTTTTCTCTTTGAAACTCTAAACTTAGCTCCTTCTAAAAATCCACCTTTTACAACTGGAATTTTTATATCCAATATAAATGGATTCTTAAATGTTTTTTGACATAATTCTTCTGCTTCTTCTTCTGTATTAAAATCCCATGACATAGAAAGCTTTAACATTCCTACTGCGATAGGATTATCAATTAAGGAGCCATCATCATTTGATGTATAACTATCTTTGTCTGTATCTTCTATATCTGCGCTATATGTACTTGGTGTTGGTAAATTTTCCTCTTTTCCATGTTCTCTCCATAACATAATTTTATCCTCCTATTAAAGCTTCTATGTCTTTTCCTGTTCTTCTTGTTTTATCTCTTAAATCATCTAGTAATATTTGTCCTAATTTTTTATTTCCTACATTAATTGTTATATTTATTGGTCTATCACTATTATCTAATGATGCAAAATCTAATAATACATCTTCAATTGTTTCTCTCATTATATTTTGTGGTGTTACAATTTCTGGATTTGATTTTGCTCCTGAATATTCACCTGCTACTACTGCTGTTGCTTCTGTTAACACTCCACCTTTTGCAAGTCGTGGTAATGAAATTGTGCTTATTTGCAATGAAATTGGATTTAAACCTATAAAAGAACCTACTGCATTGGCAACCTTACTTATACCTGATAATAGTTTATTTATACCTTTTATAGTTCCATTTACAAAGCTTTCTATTCCACCTAATATTTTATTAATGATATTTTTTATTCCATTCCAAATTCCATTCCAAATATTAACAATAGTTGTTTTTATAGTATTAAATATAGTTGAAATTTTGTCTTTCATATAGTTAAATGCTGTTATTACTTTTTCTTTTATTGTTGTAGCTACTTTGATCATTGTTTCTTTTATTGTATTCCAATGTTTAACACATAAAACAATTATTGCTATTAAGGCTGCTATTGCTAATACTACTAATGTAATTGGAGAAGTTAAAACAGCCGTAACAACTGCTGCAATTCCTGCAACTACATTATATAATACAAGTGCTGCTACAACTAAGCCTATTGCAGTTGCAATAGAACCTATTGTAATAGCCCAGCCATCTAATTCATCATTACTTCCTGTTAAAAAGCCCACAAATTCATCAACTTTTTGTGTTACCCATTCAATTGCTTCTGTAAGTTTTTCTATTGCCAACACGCCAACATCTAAAATCCATTGGAAAATTGTACTTTGTGTTATTTTTCTTATTACTTCCAAAAGGTTGTTAAATGCATTTGCTAAATTCTGTACTATGGCATCTCCATTTCCATTATTTTGCCATGCATTTTTTATGGCTTCTGATATATTTCCTATTATTGCTAATATATTTTCCAAAATTGAATATGCTGTACCATTTGTTATAATATTTTCGAAACTTTTCCACACAGATGAAATTAATCCACCCATTTGTTCTGCTGTTGTTTTTAATTTTTCAATTGCTTGACTTCCATAATTATCCCAGCTTTCTTTTAGTGGCTTAAAAAATTCATATAATTTTTGTCCAAATGAACTCATTTGATTGTCCATTTGAGATAAATCCATACTAGGTGTTGTTGTTCCATCACTGCTAGCTGATTTATTGTCTGAAACATTGTTAATTTCGCTATGTACACTTGATAAAGATTTACTTGCTTGTTTTGCACTACTTGATGTATTTTTCATTGATGAAGCTGTGGCTTTAGCAAATATGTTTACTCCTGACATTGCATAAACTACACTTTGAATAGCTTTCATCAATTGATATACTAAACTAGTTACATATTGTATAACTGGTGCAAATACACTCCCCATCGCATATTTCATATATTCTATATTTGCACTTAATTGTTGTGCTCCTTTATTTTGACTTCCTAACCAAGCTTGAGCACTACCACTTAATGCAGAGTAGACACTTCTTAAACTAAATAATGCAGTAGCATATTTTAATACATGTCCCAGTCCATTTTTTATCCCACCATTCCATTGTTTTATTTGGTTCTTAATTTTAATTGTTATTCCTGATATATTATTCATAGATGGGGTTATTTTCTTTAAACTTGAAAAAAAGTTAGAGAAAAAGTTTCCTTTGCCACCTTTTTCTAGCTTATCTTTTTTATTGTTTAATCTTTCTAATTCTGCTTCCGCTTCTATTATTTCTTTAGTATTTAAATGTATCTTACCCTCTTTTGCATTTTCTAATTTTTCTTCTACTTCACTTATTTTATATTTTACTAATTCTAATTCTTTTGAGCCTCCCACTTGTTGAATTTGTTGTTTAAATTGTCTAACAAATGGAATAACTTGTTGAATTTTACTTTTTATCATATCCCACAAATTAATTGAATTAGTATTTGGTTTAATATTTTCTGTATTATTATTAATGCTTCCTCTATAGCCAGTTATTTTGGTTTCAGGAGTTTTAATCTCAGGTGCTTTTATTTCTGGAATTTTAACATCTTCTGATGCACTTTTCAGTGTCTTTAAATGTCCTGTTAATTTTATTATTTCTTTAGAATAACCAGTAATATTCTTTATATTAAATGTTTGTCCATTTATTGTCATTCCACTAATATCGTTTGGATCAAAATTACCATTAGTATTTTCTTTTGAACCTTTTATATTATTACTTTTTATGCTTATATCTCCGTGCAGTATGTTGCTTATGTAATGCATCTAATTCTTTTTTTACTTGTCTTATTTGTTTTATTGCTTCTGCATTTGTTATTTTAATCTTTATTTGATTATTTTCAGAACTTTTTTTCAAATTTGCTAATTGTTTTTTTACTAACATAAATGATTGATTGATATTTTTTTGAAATTCTTTCATATCTACTTTTGAAAAAGCTTCTTGTGCTTGTTTCATTACTTCCTTTATTGCTGGTAAAAACTTCTCAAATTCTTTTAATGCTTCTTCTACTTTTGCAGTTACAATGATTTCTATTTCTTCCACTGTCATAAGCTAGTCCTCCTTTCATTTTTATATTTTTTGTTATATAATCTACCTATCTTATCTTAGAAAGGTGGTGAAAATATTGAATCCATTAAATAGTTTTAGACATCATATGATTGATTTTGAAGTACATAGAGATTCTAATCTTCTTTACACTATAAAAGGTCTAAAAAACACCGAAAAGGGTAGTAATAAAAAATATATAGGTTTTTATCCAGACGCTGATATTCAGATAGGTGATGTTTTATCTAATCCAAATTCAAACATTAAATACTTTGTCACTGATATTGACACCTCAACTTATAATGGAGAAATTTATCAAATAAAAGCTTACTATCAAAATACATCTCCTTCTTCACAATCTCAATCAACTATATACAATATTAGCAATGCTTCAAATTCTATTATTGGTAATCAGCAACAAGCAATATTAAATAATTCTTCATTTAACATTGATGATTTAAAAAAACTCATTGAACTTTATGGAGAAAAAGATAAAGAACAATTATATGAGTTAGTTGAATTATTGCGACAATCAATGGAAAATGATGATTTTCATAAAGGCAAACTATCAAAATTCAGCGATTTACTTGCCAAACACTCTTGGTTACCAACATCTATTGCTCAAATTCTAGCAGCATTTATACAGATGCCACATTAATTACAGGTGCTTCGGCACCTTCTTTTTTTATTTGAAAATTTCCTTCAACTATCACTTGTATATCATTTGTCTTTATACTTGTAATGTTGTCATTTATTATTATTTCAACCATATTTCCTCCCATTATAAAAAGCACCATAAAAGGTGCTTTAGTTTTAACATATTGATATTTGTTCTTCTTCCATTCTTGGAAGTATTCCTTTTGATTTCAAAAACTCATATAAAAATAATCTACCTTTTTGAGTCCACATCATACTTGTCCTACTTCCTTGTGATCCATTTGAATGTGTAAACTCAAATGTTTTTGTTTGTGTATATCCTTTTCCTCTATATTTCTTATATAAGAGCCAATCTTTACCTTGTTTATATTGAATACCAAATTTATTTAATACTTTATTAAATTCTATTGTCGAAAATCCATAATCACAAGCTATTACATTTGCCTTTGTTAAATCATCACATTGTAATATTCTATCTGTATAATCAGCTTTGGGTTTTAATTCTCCAATAAGTTGGTCTTTTTTATTATTCTCTGCAAGTAAATTGTTGTTTTCTTTTCTTAAATTCTCAACTTTTGTATTTAATACATTCATAGCTTTTAGAATTAGCTCATCTTCATTCATGTTTTCTTCCCCTGCTATGTATCCTCCTGTTTTTCTTATGCTCGGTAATACTTCACTTGTTACCCATTTTTTAAACTTTTTAGCATTTGGTAACTTACTTGACATTATCAAACTATATAAACCACTTTCATTTATTAACCATGTTTCTTGTTTTCTTCCTAATTCATCGACGATGGGATATTTTATCCTATCATCTTCATCTATGTGATTTACTATTGCTTTATGTGGTTCTTTGTATATTAAACTTTCAGCTACATCTTTTCCAACAAACCAAGGCTCATTATTTATTTCAAAACTTCTAATTTCTCCAAACTCTTCATTTTTAAATATCATTAAATCATTCATACTACTTTATTCTCCTTTTTGTATTATTTTTAATCCTTTTACCTTCTTCCACTCCTTCAATATGTACTAAAACTATTGATATTGTTAAAGGTAATACTATACTAAAAAACATCCCCCATAAATTAGTTATATACATTTAGAACACCTTCTTTCTTCAAGTTGTTCTATTAAATCTTCCCAAGTTGCTTTTCCGTCTTGCACTAATTTATATCCATTTTTACAAAAGTTATAAACATATGAATCAATTCTCTTACATATTTGTTTTTCATAATCAATAACATATTTATCAAATTTGCTTATTTCGAATTTTTCATTCTTCTGTAAATGAAATCCATCTTGTAATTCTTTTTCTATTCCCCTTATAATTTCATCAAGTGTTCTTGTTTCTTCTGGTGCTATACTTATTTCTGTTATTTTACTCAATAATGAGTAACTAAGATATGTTTTACCTTTTAAATAACTTTCTTCATCTTTTATTCTATATTCAATTTTTAATTTTGCCATAATAAAAAGACCTTCCTTTCAATTTTGTATTGAAATTTCAGTCCTACTATGATACAATATATTTGTAGGAACAAAATTTCTATGTATTGGATAATGTGAAAATTTGGCGATGGACACATTATCCTACTTTTTTATTTCTGTATAGACCTTATCTATACCCTCTCTAATTATTTCTGATTTTTTCTTTCCTGTTTGATTACAACAATATTCTAACTTATCTATGTCACTCTGTGATAATCTTATTCTTGTATTAAGTTTTTTAGGGTCATCTGTTGGTCTCCCTTTCATTTTTCCACCTCTCTTTCTGTATCCACATATATATTATAATATGTATCCACAAATGTCAAGAGGTTTTTAAAATTTTTTGCAAAATAAAAACACCTACCTAAGTAAGTGTTTTTTCATATTTTAATGGTATTTGTATATATATTCTATTATTTTTCTTAGTATTTCCAACAATTTTTACTCCATCTATTTCAAATTCATTTATTACTTTACCCAATACAGATAAAATATCAGCTTGAGTAACATTTTGTGGAAAGATTACCTCGTATTCAGTTATATATTTTTCTTTTATGATATTTATAACTTTTACATCGAATCCCAGTTCTTTATATATCTCTTGTATTTTATCAATAGTAATCTTTAGCTCTATATCTGTTATTTGAGTCAATTTATATTCACTCTTATGAACTATTACTTCTTTTTCATCATTATAGCTTAATTTCTTACTATTATTTTCTATACTGATTAATGAATTTGTTGTCTTAAACTTATTGGACTTGTAGTTTCTTTCATTTTGTAATAGTGCGGCAACTATATTGCTTATTAATTTTATAATAAAAATCAAAATATATATTTCTACTTTAACAACTATATAAAATAAATAAAAAGGCAAACATATCAATTGAAACATTTATCTTAACCATCCTACTTTAATAATTGTTGTTTTTTTCTTTCAAATTCTTCTTGTGTTATTATGCCTTCATCTAGTAATTTTTTAAATTTTAGTAGTTCATCAGCTTGTGATATGTTACCAAAAGAAGTCTTTTCACTATTAGAATTACTTTGTAGATCATTTATTTTGCTTATCATTTCTTCTGCTGTTTTCTTAGTAGCTTCAATTACTATCATTTCAGTAATTCCTTTTATTCTTATTGTAGCTAATGATAGTGTTGTTTTATAATCTACTGATTGTATATCTTGTATTTTAATTTGCTTACTTATAGTCTTTCCTAAAATCGAACTTAAAAAGAATATTCTTTTATTTGTCAATACTATTACTCCAGCATTTTTCTTTTTAGTATCCAATCCAATATTTACTTTTAAATTTTCATTATTAGGCTCAGTATACACATTATAAACACAGGCAAACTCCACATTTTCATCATTTGATAACATTGTTTCTGCTTTTTTTATCATTCCAGAACATGCCAAAATTCCTAACATTGTTCCATTTCCTTTTACAGCTTCTTTTATTGTCATGGTTATTTCTCCCCTTTATTTATTATTATAAAAGGATTATATCACTTTTTTAGAAAAATGCTGTCGAAATTTGTCGAAAATATATTTTTTTATATATTTTATTTTTTCTTAAATAGGCTTGGAAAAAAATCAGTAAGAGGTATCACCTTAGGATGTTTATTACACATACTATCTGCTTGAATTAATTTAGTAGTTGTTGCATCTTGTAACCTTACTTGCTGTTTAAATGTATCTTGTAATCTTATTATATACATTTCACAATAAAGGTATATATCTTTATATCTTCCATTCCAAAAATCACTAGGTTTCAATCCTGAATAATATGCCAATGGTTCTAAGTTATAAATTAATTCTATTATATTGTTTGATTTTTTTATATTATTTAATATACTTTCTAAGCTCGTGATATTATTTCTCTCTGAGCTAATTGTCCTATTGCATTCTCTGCTGATGTCTTGATTAGTGATTCCATATTGATTCCTGATAATGGATTGGATATTTTCTCTTCCATTTCCTCTTTTGTCATTTGGCTTTTGAAAAAACCCTCATCATTTATTGCACCTGCTATTTCATTAAATATATCACCATATGCTTTGTTGTTTTCTTCTTTATAATCATCTATAAATTCAAAAACTTCATCACTTGTTTTAAATGATTTTATTCCCGCTTCATCTTCTGCAAACGCATATATTATTTTTGCTAAAGCATCTAAATCATTTTCATTTACAGCTTTAAAATATAAATCTTCAAAATTCTTTCCCTTTAATATATTAGTTATATTTACTATTTTTCTTGTTGTAAATACTAAATTTATTGTTTTGTTTCTTGTTACTAATTCCATTTTTCTCTCCTTTGCAAAAGAGAGAAGGCTTTATTTTGTTGCCTTCTCTTTGTTAGTGTCTATTCCTATTTGTTCTGACACGACACTTACATCAGAACTAGGCTGTGGGAAAGCCGTCGCTTTCTTCCACATCACTATTTTTATATATTGTAACTGTCTCTTTTAAAAATTCTCCTACTGATACTTCTCCCATTGTAACAAACATTTGTCCTTTTAATGTTCTTACTAATGGTTGACTTCCTGATGGAACAGTATGTGCTGGATTTTGGAAAAACCAGTACAAGTCTTTGTTCATTAAGTTTCTTAATTTTTTATGTTGTGTATGTGTAAAGTATATATCTAATTCAATATTAGATGCCTTTTTTATTCCTGGTACTGAAAATTCATAATCTAAATCCAATGCAGATCCAGTTACTGCATCTGGTGCTTCTTCTAATGCTGGTACTTTTTCAGTAAAAGCAATTTGTGTTTTTCCTCCTGTTTTTGTTTCAGAATACCAAACTTTTACCCATTTACTTATGTCAGGCATTTGATCTGCAACCGTATTTGTGTCTTTTATTTCATTACTAGCCATTTTTAATTCCTCCTATTATCTTATAAAATCAAATGAGTTCATTATTGCATTATAAATGACCTCAAATGTTATTGTTATACCATATTTTTGCAATATAGAATCGTATATTGCTGGACTGGTATTTGTCCTTATAAAATTTAATTCTTGAAGTTTTGTACTAACTTCATCTGTCATTTGCATCGCTTGTCTTTGTTTTTCATTCCAACATGTTATAGATATTTGAAATGTAGACTTAATTGGAAATGCGTTTTCAGTTAAATTTATTGACTTTAAAGGTGTATGTAATTCTAAACAAGGAAATTTACTTGTTGTTGTTGGATTTGTTAATATTTGTTTATATTTTAATGTTTCTAGTTGTTCATATATTAAATCACTAAAATCTTTTATACTTAAATCTCTCATTTGCATACCTCCTTTAACATCTGATCTAATTTTTCCTTGATAATCTCTGCATTTTCATTTCTACTTTTAAATTCAGCATCTCCAAGGAAATGATTTGCCTTCATTCCATGAGCTATATAAAAGTCCATTCCTTGAATATTTACAACTGGATAAGGTAATGCTTTTTCAACCTTATTTACTGGAATAAACCATTCTGTGTAACCACTTTGAATGAAGTGTTTTGATTTTCCCACATGTTCCATCTCAGCATTAACACCCGTTCCAAAGTATTCAAAAAATAAATATGAGACTCCATTAGACATAAATTTAGAAGGATCTGCATAAACCCTTCCTTTTACTTCTTTAGTAGACATATCAACCATTTCGACTAAAATCCCTTCTGAATTATGACCTTTTTCTAGCCTTATTGCATAACCTCTAATGTTATTTAAAACATCTTTTGTTATTTCTTTTGCCATCTCTGGTACCTTTTGAATTATAGCTTCTATATTTTTAAAATTATGCTTTACTTTTATGTTACAATTAAAATTAATCATTTTTGCATTTTCTCCAATATATATAACATTGTACTACCTATTTTTAAAGCATCTTTTACATAATATTCTGGTGTAAAATCTTCTAGCTCCGATATATTTTCAAATGATATTCCATCACCTTTATTTATAAGATACTTTCTTGTAGTTCTTGCTTTATATCTACTATAGTCAACTTCTCCTGTTGACTTCCTATCGAGTTCATTTATATCCTGCTGAATATTTAAATAAGCTATACCAACATTACTTTCCTTAGCTAACTTATACACTTCTAGCTCATTCAAGTCTTTTAATGACATTTCATTTATTTCTTTTACAGACAAGCCTTTTCCTTTATATCTCCACTTTTTTTCTGTTTCTCCGATGGTCTTCTATTTCTTTATATTCTGATATGTAGACTTTTGTTAAATCTCGTAATAACATTAAAGTAGCCTCCTTATTGTTGATACATCTATCCTTAATTTCTTTTCTATATCATTAAATGTTGAAGAAACACTTCCTTCATTTCTTGATAAAAGGCCTTCTGCTCCTCTGCATAAATATTCGGATATAACAGCTTTTTTTATGTATGGAAATAACTTTTTATCATCTTCTTTTCGATTAGAAGCAGCACAGGCAATAGAAGTCATATCATCTATTATGTCTTTTATTACATCATCTGTATCTTCAATATAATTTGCTCCTAATCTTTGTTTTATTTGCTCTAACATCTATTGCCCTCCTTTTATTCTTGTGGTAGTAATACTATTAATTCTTCTTTTTTTGCATTTTTATCATATTCTATTCCTAGTTCATCCAATTTTGCTTGTATTTCAGCTTTTGTTAGTTCTTTAGATTTTGTTTCTTCAACATTTTCCCATTCAGAATTATGGCTATATGCAAATTCTTGCACATAGCCTTTAACCTCTACTATTTCACTTGTCTTTTTTGATTTGAATTTCATTATATTTTCCTCCTATTTAGACACTATTTTACATACTGGAATAAATTTATGTGGGAAGTATTTTGTTCCATCTGAATTTTGCATTAAATCCCAGTTAGCTCCATCAGCAAATTCTGCGTCTGTTGGAGATTTTGTTGCTTGATTAGCTTTTAAATAGCTAAATCCATATGGGTGTATTACCATTCTTTCTCTTGAAATAAGATTTGTTGTTCCTCCTGCTTTTAATGCTTGTCTATCTCTTTCAAATGGCATATCTACTGGCATTGGTTCTCTTTTGAATAACCCCTCTCCTAATACATATGTAATGTATTTAGTTGTTTCAGGTGTTGTTGTATCTATTGTGTATGCGTCATCAATGAATACCATCTTGTCACCCCATTGAGCTATGTTTGTATTCATTTGAACACCTCTTTTGTCAGTATATTTAATATATTCTAATAATTGTTTTTTAGCTAATTCTGCTGCAACTTTTGAGTGCATTATAGCTAATCTAAACTTTTTATTTTTGTCTCCACATGCTTGTTGTGTTGCATCATATATTGCAGTTTCAGTAATTGTTCCATTAACTTCAAATGTATGTTCTTTAGCAAATTCTTGAGCACCTTTTTTTGTTGAAGCAAACATACCATTTAATATTGATATAATTGTGTCTTCGTTTATATCATCCCATCTATCAGCAAATTTTGCTGCTATTTGGTCTAATGGATCTAATCCTGGTATTAAATCTTTTGTAAAGTCTTTTTCTGTTCCTACTATTGCACGTCCATAAGAATGAACACCATAATAATATGTATCTAATCCTTCTCCTTTTAGATCTGTTTGTCCATCATAATTTTGTGAAGTTCCTTCAAAATTTCCTGTTACTGGTATTACACCATATGCTGTTGTTGATTGGTTAGCGAACATGTCTTTTATATCGCTATCACTTTCAAAAATATTTGCTTTTAATAAAGCATTTTCTCTCTCTTTTGGTAAGCTTTGGATATATTTTCCAAATGCTTGTTGGTTAAAAACCTTTTTGTCAAATACGTCTACGTTTGGCATATTAAATCATCCTTTCTATTTTGAATTTTGTAAAAATTTTTCATAACCACTTAAGTTGTCTTGGTTATTTATATTATCACCTGTTTTTGGTGTTGCCTCTCTAGAATACTCATTTATTGTTTTTTCTCTCTCTGCTTTTGATACTTTTTCAAATATATCTAATTTTGAATTGATACTTTCAGCAGTTTCTCTTGAAAAATCAATAGTTTCTATATATCCTAATGAGATACCTCTTTGACTTGCTTGGCGAATTGTTTCGTCTTTTAGTCTATAAGCATTTAATTCATTTTCAGCTTTATTTGCTCTAGCTCTTTCTTGCTCTAATTCATAAGATTTCTTTTGATCTTCGTCCATCTTTGCAAGTTTATCAGCTTCTGCTTTCTTTGCTTCCATTTCTTCTAAAATTGCTTGTCTTTGTTTTTGCTTTTCAGCATTAATCATTTTGTTTACTTCATCTCTTGTAAAAGTTTTTTCTTTATTTTCTTCTACTTTTGACGTTTCAACTTTTTCTACACTCTCGGCAGTAGATTCCATATCTTTTTTTATTTCTTCATTATTTTCCATAAATAATGCCCTCCTTTAACTTTCTCGGCTAAGTTATAACCAAACTATTTGACTTTTTACGGAAGTCTAACCAAATAAAAATAGACCTTTTAAAGCCTTGTCTAGGGCATAAAAATAAGAACTAGTCGACTTAGCTCTTGTTATATAATTATAAAATGTTATTAACTTATTTATTATCTTTATTTTTTGCTTTCATATATCCATCAGCAAAATTATATTTAACTACCCAATCAACTGGTCTAAATATTGTAATTATAGTAAATATGATCCAATACCAAGTAGGCATTTGTAATTTAATACTTAACATTAAAACTAATAACCACATATTATTTTTCCTCCCTTGTTATTCCTTTTATTGCCCAAAACTGTGCTTCTTCTAGTTTAGTTAATGCTAATGATGTTTCTCTACTTGGTTTGCACTTTAAATCAATTTCATCATAGATAATTGAGAAACATTCTCTTATATGTTGTATTCTGTTGTTTTTTTCTTCATCTACTGCTAAATATTTTGCTCTATCGTTCATTTTTTCACCTTCTTTCCATAATAAAAGCACCTACTTTTTAGTAAGTGCTTAAAATATTGTTTTCTTTAATTTATTGTTTCTCATGCTTTCTTGTTCTTCTTTTATTAATTTTTCATACTCTTTTCGTATGTCATCAGGTGTGTTTTCTTTTAATTTTGTCCTATTTCCATTTTCGTCTTCTTCATCTGATAACCAATCTAACCATCTAGGATTCAGTATCATTTATATCATTCCTCTCATTATTTTTATGATTTCTCTACTTAATATACTTGCGTTTTTTCCATTTCTATAATAATCTGAAAATGCTTCTCCTATTGTCTCACTATATTTCGTTTTTGCATATTTAGAAATATTATTCCTTAATAAGTCTTGTGACATTTTATCATTAACTCCTAAATTATTAAATGCTTTGGCTACAATTTCTTTTGTTGTTATATCATTATTCCAGTCTTTAATTATTAGATTTTTATCAGCATATCTGTTTTTAATTATTTCATATGTAACACAATGGCCTAATTCGTGATTTCCTAAATCCTCATACTTTGTATTTTTAGGATGAAATCCATTTTTTACATCATTTTGATATTGTTCTTTTACTATATTTTCATCTCCATAAAAGTTTCTACTTACTTCCATTATACATTTATTATCCTGTATATCTGGAGTTATATTTAATCCTCCATATGGATGTTCTATTACTCTTATTTCTTTTATTGCATTTTCTATTTGTGGAAAATCTTTATAAACTTTATTCATATTATTTAATGTTTTCAATAATGCTTCTTTATCCAATCCTTTTAATTTGGCTTTTTGAACATTATATTTATTTTTTACAATCTTTTCTAAATCACTATCAAAAATACCATACTTCTTTTCTAGTTCATAATATGGTAAATACACAACATAACTTCTGCAATGGTGATAATGGTGCATTATTGTTGGAAGATTTAACCCCAAAACAAGTCCCCTACATCGTATCCTTTGCATTGTTAATTCTTTTTGTGTTTCTCCGCCAGTATCTATCAAATACATTTTCTTTATTGATATAAAACTCTTGTCCATCAAGGCTTTGGCACATCAACGTAGTTCTATCGTCCTCTACTGCAACAAATCTAACTTTTGCATTATCTTCTGCAACTGATTTTATTCCTTCAACTTTTGCTAAATTACTTAAACCTATTAATGTTAAATCCATATAGCCTGATATTTTGTCATTATTTATATTGAGCTTTTGATTATTTTGCTTGTTTATTATATTCTGATAAACATTAGAATCGATTTTTAGGTCTTTTTGTTGCATTATATCATAAATTACTTGCTTGTACAATTGCTCTGTATTATATTTGATTATTATCTCAATATATTGTTTTAAATTAAATCCTGAATAATTAGGTTGATCCAATAATGCAAGAAACAAAGCCATTGGAATTATTGATGGCTTTTTCTTTTTGGTTACTTCTTGTTGTCCTTGTTCATAGTAATAATTGGCATCTTCATACATTATTTGCTTTTCTTGTTTTTCAAGTTTGCTTTGTTCTTCTATATATGCACTATAAATAAGCAATTCTAATATTTCACTATTCTTTACTCTTGTTCTTTTATAAATATTGTTTACTAATGCAGTAAAGTAATTATTATTTTTCAATAATCCTTGTTCTTTCCATTGTTCTATATATGTATTTATTCTTTTCTTAGTTTTATTATCTGTAATATTATAGATGTTTTCTATTGTAAAATTAAATGTATCAAAGATTTCCTGAAGTCTGTTCTGTGTTTGTTTTGATGTTTTATTATATAGTTGTTTTAATTGTTTCATATAATTATCGTGTTGCTCCCACATATAAAGCACCTCTATTCTTTATTAATTTGCTTATTAACTACTTTTGCTTGTTCTTTCTTATCGTCTGCTGTTAGTTTTTGTGCTTTCTGTGTATCTGTTAAATCTGTTACTTTATCATCTTGCTTATCTTCTTTATTATCTTGCTCTACTCCTGTTTGTCCCATAATTTGCATTTGTTGTAAATTCTTTTGTATGTTTTCTTCATTTTGTAGATCCATTTTTGCTAATTCGCTTGTTGCATCTAAATCAAGATTTAATAAATTTATAACTGTCTCATCTGGTAATAATCCTCTTACTTTTAATGCATTTGTAATGTCCGTTGCCTTGTCTGATGGTAAATTTCTATTTAATTTCACCTCAATATCTCTAAAATCATACGTTTTGCTTTTTTCCTTATTGAATTTTTCTAATATAATTCTCCATCTTCTTGTTAATCCTTCAAGAAAATCTCCTTCAAATGTTGCTATATATTGTTGTAAGCCAAAAAACTTTTTTTCTAATGCACTATTATTATCTGCTGATGTAAAACCTAAATCAGTCATATTAGGACAAAATGAACATAAACATATAATATCCATTAATGTTTTTTTATGGTTCTGTAATGCTGTATCATTTACATTCTTTTCAACCCACCATAAATTACTATCAACTTCTCTGTTTCCATCTAAATATCTTACTCTACTTGTTAATACATACTCATCTTCTTTTTGTCTTGCAGGATTTATGATATCCTCGCCTTTATCATTTTGTATAATCATTGGATTTTCTGGTGTATATCCTTTTACTGCCAATATTGCCTCGTCATTATATTTGAATACATTTCTCGAATTTTGAATACATCTTTCATACGCTTTTATTAAACTTATTACCGGTTCAAATATTGCCATTCCATCACAATTTTCTATTGCTGTTGCCGGTATATCGTCATCCCATTTTTTGGGCTGTTTCTCTTTTATATTTTCTTTAAATAATGGTTCATCTTTAAATTGTTGTTCGTATATTGGTGTCCCAAATAATTTTCTTTTTTCTGGTGTATCGTAATAGTACCTTTTTCCATCAGCAGTTGTTAATTCTATCATTTGTTGATATTCACCATTTGCCATATATGTACGGATTATTCTATATATACCTATTATTTTTTTTGGTAATGAATAATCCCATATAGCAACCGTTTCTAACGCATCACTTCTTGTTATTATTATTTCTCCTGTAGTTTCATCTTTATAATATATTTCATAACAAGCTCTTTTTACTAAATAATCTAAAACCATGTGTAAAAAATGTGAACCATCCTTATTATAATCAACTATATGCTTTATTAATTCTTCTATTTCTTTTATTTCTTGTTCATCGTTAGTTTCATGATTAAATAATTCTTTTATTATCTTGTCTTTGTCTGCATTAAAAGCTTTTACTTTATAAGTCGGTGCTTTTCCTCCAAAATAACCTGCTGACATAATTGATATATATCTTTCTAATGGTACTTTTATATCTTCATCATCCAAACTTGCTAATTCTTCGTCTGTTAGTTTTCTTCTGAACTTCTCATATAATTCTTTTCTAATGTCTAATTCTTCTTGAGCTTTAAAATATATGTCTGTTATACTTCTTTCTTCTGCTAATCTTTCCTTGCTATATCTTAACATTGTTCCCTCCAATCAAAAAAAGCACCCACTTGGTAGGTGTTACATTTTTATAAATGATTTATTAGTCATTTCCATATTTATATTTTTAGGTTTTGGATTTTCATATACCCCTGTTAAACAATCTTCTGCATCATCATGTTCATTTTTTCCTGTTCTTACATAATGTTTTAAATGTTTAGCAAACTCTGGCCATCTATCTTCCCAATTAATAGGAAAATACACATTGTTCATTACTCCTGTTGAATTACTTAATATTCTCGCAACTTTATTATCTCCTTGATGAAACCATCTAACATTTGTATGTCTGTTACCCAATTTTCTTAAATTTGTTATTACATTTCTTGCAAATCCTCTGCCACCGTTGTTACTTTCTATATTTGCATTTCCAACATTATCTTTGGTCATCATTTCTGCTACTGCTGGTTCTGTTACTTCCATCGGATCTTGTGTAAAAATAACATCTAAAATATAGTGTTCATTATTATACATCTGATAATTTATTGAACATAAATAATCATCACCTTCGTCTGCAGTATCTGTATAGTTCATAACATAATGTGCTGGTGGTAATTTTTCATAAGTTTTAAATAATGTATATAATCTATTCTTTACATCTATTGGCTCTTGTTGATAGTTAGCGTAAACAATGTCTTTATTCATATTCTTTGTTTTAAATTCATAATCTTCTTTGCTTAACACATCTTTACACAACATTGAGCCGTCTTCTTGGACTGCTTTGTAATTTATATGTCTTACATTAGAATAGTTCTCTAATATATATCCTGCTAAATCATTACTAGACCATCTTGTCATAATAATTATTAATTTAAATCCATTTTCAGTTCTTGATAGCATTGTATTATTAAACCAATCTATATGATTTTTTAATGTATTTTCGTTATAGGCTTCTTTTGCATTTTTTATAAGGTCATCTATTATCATAATTGTACAGCCAAAACCTGTTGCAGTACCTGTTGGCGACGTTGCTAAATAATTTGATACTTTACTCCCAGCTAATGCCCACTTTTTTTGTGTTGCTTCACCATCTTTAATTTTTGTATTAGGAAATATATCATTATACACAATTACACCTTCTGTTTTTTCAGAGGCTATTGTGTCTCTTACTGATTTTGCAAATGAACTTGATAGATCTTCGTTGTATGATCCTGTCATTATTTTTTCATTTGGATTTGTTCCTAATACCCATTCTACAAATTTTCCAGCAGTTCTAGATTTACCGATGTCTAGGTGGCATATTAATTACGCATACTTTTTCATCGCTCTTATAAAAATCTTGTAATTGATAGCATAAATCTTTTAAAAATACTCGTTCTTCTTTATAAAAATCAGATGCGGTTAATTTGCAATACTCAAAAAAATCACGTCTAGCTAATTCTAAACGTGCTTGTTTTTTTATTTTTTCTCTTACATCATTATTCATTTAATATCTTTCTCAACTCTTCTGTTGACATTCCTGAAAATGGATTATTGGTATTAACATTACCATCAATCGTTACCTTTTCTTTAAACATTCCTAAATGTCTTCCTAGCAATTCAAGAGCTTTTGTTTTATCTAATAGTTTTACTTTTTGAGTATCTCCTATTTTTTCTCTGTCATCTCTATATCCTTCGTATTCTTCTAATGTTTCTAATGATGATATTGCCCCTGCAGTTTCACTATCCATATCAGCTATGTTTTTTAATTGTCCATTTTCTGTATATAGTTTTCTTATGTCTAAAAATGCTATTTTAGCCAGCTCTTTTATTACCATGTCTTGAGTTATTTCAGTTCTTTTTTCTCGTTCTTTCATTCTTTCTGATATGTATTCTTGAACCTTAGCATTTCTTAGTAATTTGCTGCCATTTACATTAGCCGTTTCATCTTTTTTACATCTCAAATAAGCAACCTTATATGCTCTTGTTGCATTAAGGTCTATTAAATACTCATCACAAAATCTTTTTTGTGCATCTGTCATATAAGATCACCTCTCTTTCTATTTAATCTTTATTTTTCTTCAAAATATTTATCTACTATCTCATGAATAATGTCATAAGAATTTGCTACTATATCAGCAACATCTTCTTCTGAATATTGTTTTTCGCAATGTGTTATATAATTATCTATATAGCAATGTGTTAGTTCATGAATTAAAGTTGATTTTTTTCTGTCTGCTGGTAGATCTTCATCAATATATATTTTTAAAGTATCACAATATGTAATCCCATAATATCTTGTGTCTACTGATTTTAGATTTTCATCTTCATTAGCTTTTCTTATGTTTTGCATATTCTTTATCGCTTGTTGAGATACTTCTGTTATTGTCCATTCTCTGTTGTTTATTTTAAATTTCATTGATTCCTCCTAAATTATTGATGTCATTGTTTTATGATTTTTTAAATAATCTTTTGCACTCCAATACTTAAGTCCTTTTTCTTTACATTTCTTTATATATTCTTCTGCTTTTTGTTTTGTCCATTTCATATTTCTAATTTCCTCCCCGCCGTTTTTACAATTGGTCTTTTATATCCTTCTAATTTCTTTTCTTGCTGATAATTTTCACATTTGGTATAAATTATATCTTCTGTTTCAAACACTTTTATTTTACAATTTGATTTATTTTTACAATTACTACAACATTGTTTTATATATTCATTTATTCTTTCTTCATTTTCCATAAACACCTCTTTCATTTAATAAACACCAAGTAATGATATAGTTATAGAATATTGCACCCTAGAACTAATCGGCTTGTACTTCATCTACAATAGATTACTGTTGCCGCTCTGCTATATATGTTTACATACTTCGTACTATTTACATATTGACTTATTTGCTTTTTGTGTTATAATAGTTACACAATATGTCCTTGTAGCTCAGCTGGACAGAGCAACTCTTTTGCGAAGAGTTAGGTCAGGGGTTCGAATCCCCTCTTGGAATTTTTACCAGTTTGTCTGGTATTTTTTATTTTACATTAATTATAATAATAAAAAGAGCAGACATTTAAAACATCTACTCTTAAATTGTGGGTCTAATTATCTCTATCTGAGACTTTTTCATAATACTATTATAGCACCGATTTTCAGTAAAAAACTGCCAAAATTATGCCAATTTTTTTAATTCTTTATTTACTTGTGTTATTAGCTCTGTTTTTTTTCTAAAATATGTTCTTTCTGACATCCCATTATTTATTAATTCCCACTTACTTTTGCTTTGTATGTATATCTTTTCAAATATGTTTTTACAATCTTCATCTACTAATTGTAATGCCATCTGTACTGCTTTTACTTCTTTTACTGCTCTTTTTAGCTCTTCATCCTCTTGTAGTTGTATCACACTATTTAAAACCATATCTGATTTTGAATATTTAGGCTTTGGCATCCCATCCATATTCAATCCACTTATGCTCATTATATCTTCTCTTATAGACATTATCTTAATACAATTATAATTATATCTCTTTAAGCAATTTACTGCTTGTCTGTATTCTTGATTTTCTAATCTCATTAGTACCTCCTATATCTTGATATTTTGTAATCTTATATCACTTTTGGGTGGTTTTACTACTTCTTTTACTAATCCTAAATCATATCTTTGAAATGTTTCTTTTACTCCTGTTATCATGTCCTGATATAATATGAAATTAGGATATTCTTTTACAAATATGTACTCATGATTATTTTTACTTATTATTTTGGGTATTATCATTTGTATTTTTTCCTTTCTTTAATCTTTAAATAATTTATATATTGCATATCCTATTCCAATAAGGACTGCTCCTATTCCTATACCAATTCCTCCAACAAATATTGCTACTGCTATTTCCATCTATTTTTCCTCACTTTCTAACAGTTTTTGTAATCTCTTTTTTATATCTAAAGACTTTGTATTCATTGCTCTTAATCTTACTATTTGATATTCATTTTTTCGATAAGTTGCATGAACATTTGTGTTTTTAGCTATTATTTCTTTAGTCTTTTTTATATCATAATCAATTCTGTCTATTATGTCTTTTATTTTTTGAGTTGGAATATAATCATTTGATAAGGTTCTATTTATCACATCGTGAATTTCAACATCTCCATATTTTCCAATTATTTTTCTTCTTTCCTTTAATTTTAATTCTTCATTCTCTTTTTGTAACCTTTTAATATGTTCTTCATATTTTTCCATTTGTTTTTGAATTATATAATATTGTTGATTTTCTACAACTTGTGCCGTAGCTGTTATTTTATGTTTTTTACCATCTTCATACCCGGTCATATAATTTAATACTTCATTTCGAGCTAATGCTACCATTTCATTATTGTTATTTCTATCTTCTTTTAATTTTTTATTTTCTTTTTCTAATTTCTTTACCTTTTCTGCTCCTGCTAATAATATTGTTGTCTTTTCTTCATTCTCTTTTAATACTCTTTTATAATCTGATAATATATGTTCTATTGCTCTGTTTTGCTTTTCCCATATAGCCACAAAAGGATTGTCTGTTATTTTAGCAATTTTAATACAATTTTCATTTGCTATTCTTAATCCTTCCAATATTTTTATATCTTCTTCTATACTTTTTTCCACTACTCATCCTCCTAAAATATTTCTGAACACAATATAAATATATCTGAACCTAGTTTTTCATTTTCTTTTAAAGCCGTTTCAAATGTTTTAAAAATATATAAATCCCCTTGTATAGCTTCTATAGTTCCTTCTTGTACTTTTTTATCTTTACCTAAATTCCATTGCTCACCATTATACCAACCTTCACCTATTTCTTTTATTTTTTCTTTTGGAACGTCACTATCCCAAAATCCTTTTGTATAATCCACTTCATTAATATCTTCCTTGTTTATGCTGTCATATTCTCTTTCATACCATTTAATAGCATCTTCTAAACTCATATTCTTTGGAACATAAACTGTATCATAATCTCCAAAATTATATATTGCTGATTTCTTATCTTCTTTCACTTAAAACACCTCTCTTATTTTTTCTATACTCTTTTTGTTGTTGTAATATTTTTTCTTTGTTTTTTTCATACCATTCTTTCTTTTTAATAGTTAATTCTTCTTTATGTCTATTTGCATAGTTTCTATTATTTTTTAGAACTTTGTCTTTATGATTTTTATTCCAATTTTTTTGATACTCTTTTCTGTTTTCTTTATTTCCTTGGTAATACTTTTTATTTTTTTCTTTTTGTTTTTCTTCGTATGTATTTATTATTTTATATCCTAATTTTCTTAATGCATCACATATTGGCTTAAAAGTATA